TCATCTCCTGCAACAAATTTAACTAATGCTTTAATACCTGTTGCTTCGGTAAACTTTTCTACCGCATCGCCTAATCCTTTGTTTGCTTCTTCGTGGTTCTTTTTCCACTCTTTGTAAGCCTTACTTCTTTTGTCTCCTTTAAATTCTGTCATAGTCTTCATTTTTATAGTCCTCGTACGCTTCGCTTAACTTACTTCGGACGTCTTGTTTACAATTCTTTAACGTGTTAAATATAGAGACCCAACTTATATGAGTCTCTGCTGCTATTTTTCTTATACTTAAATCGGTATCTCGATACAACTTGAATAGCTTTCTATCGTACCAAGCCCAATCTTCCGCAACCTCATCAATCAAAATACATACACGATTAAACGCTTCTTGTTCTTCTAAATTGGTTTCATCTGCTATTTGTAAAAAGTTTTCTTCATTATCAATACTAACTTTCTGTATCTTTCTTTTAGAATTATAATACTGAAAGTATAAAGAACGTAAAGTAAAAAACATATATCCCCTAGATACCTTGTTATATTTAATAATGTTGGATGGTTTCGCATATTTAATTAGTCTAATGTAGGCTTCTTGTACAATGTCCTCGGCATAGTTATATTCTCCAAATCCGTTTACTATTTTAATCCAATCTTGATGCTGACTAGCTACAATATTAAGCCAATCTAACCCTATTATTCTTTTTTCTCTATCCATATAACTGTTAGACTTATAAAACCTATGCAACATTGCAAGGTATTCTGTACTAAATTTTCTTCTTCAAATCTTTCTTTGGAATATAACGCCCCAAACATAAGACCGATAATAGGCTGAATATATACATCAGCTTCTACTTGGTTGCTTATAAAGATAAATACGGTTGCTATTAATAATAATAAGGCTATTGATTGTATCATAATTTAAAATTTTAATATCTCGTTTGCTTCTAGTTTTTTGCTATGCAATATATCTTTACCCATAAATTCAAAGCCTACATTGTTTTGAGTCATTCGCATTTTTAAAGGTTCTTCATACGATGTGGGTCTTCCCCCTGTTTCAGTTTCCTTAATTTTCAAAACGTGAATATGCGAGTACATCCATTCGGTGTTATGTTGAACATATCTATGAATCGTCCAGATGTCATCTGCTCTACTTGAAATTTTCGAACCTCCTTCTGCATCACTCATTGCTAAAGGTCTTGTTAATCCTTCATATTCATGACCAGAATAATGTACTTGTCTAAGTGCAGAAGTAACACCATGAGCGTTTACGCAAACCTGTACGTTATTACTTTTAGTAAAAATTCTTAATTCAGTCAAAACTTGATAATCATATTCGTGGGCATTACCTACCATTTTTAAGATGGATGGGTCTTTAGCTAAAGAGTTGTAAGGGTCAATAAGCAAGCCATCATAATCCCAAGCGTCTTTGATAGACTGGGCTTCTTTTAATAAAGCCTTATAGGTGTACATATCTTCAACGTCTATTATCTTAAAATGATTGTTAGACCAGTCTACTGCATTTGATATTGCATCGTCTGTTGATTCTTGTATCGGTTTACCCATTTTAAACTCGATTATCTTTCTCATTATAGATTCTGGACTATTTTCACTAGACCAAATAAGAAACTTTAAACCGTGCATCTTTGCCCATAAGACATAAAAATAAATTAGAGTTGTTGTCTTTCCAACGTTGGCGTGTCCGATAGCTATAAGTAGATTTTTCTTGAATCTTATATGCTCGTCTATCTCTGGCACTCCTAATTTCAATCCAGCCTTTACCCTACCATACTTTATGTCTAATATTTTATCCTTTAATTTATTTGCTTGTGCTATCATTGTTTGTTTTATTGTAAACCTTGTGAGGTCTTATGATATTTATATTGACTTTTTTTATTGTATTTTTCTTTAGGCTCTACATAATATCCTGTTATAGGATTTACCAAGTAGTTCCAAAAATCGTATGGCATATCTTTTCCTTCGGGTAATTTCTTAAGTGTTTGTCTGTTCATGTTTGTTAGTTTATCTTAGAGTTATGCACTATACTCAATTAGTGCTTTTTCAATTCTATCTCTTGCTATAATCAACCCTATACTTCTACCTCTTGCAAATGATTTTAATTGCATTGGGTCTGCTTGTACATCTAATCTACCAAAGTCATTCTTTAGGGTTGTAGAGTTTATCTTTATAATTTCATCGTTCAATCCATCTCGTACAATGCATAAAACCGTATATAGTGCATTGCTTTCTGCTTCTTTATTTTCTTTACTCATAATTCAAAGTTTTAGTTTGTCTATTAATTTTTGTGATGCAACATACCATATACCATACGTTGTAGTGCATTATCTAATACTATCTAAGAACTTATCTACATCTTTTATTTTATCCATATTAGGCTTTGCTTTTTTTATAGCATCTTCTAAATTAGATAACGCAACCTTTGTGCTATTATAAAGGAT